AAGTGTCGTAAAGTTGGTGCTAAGAACTGGGGTAACAAGTCCCGTGGCCGTTCGTAAGACAAAGAAAGGCGCAGCGTTAAAACGCTGGTTTAAGGAAGATTGGAAAGACGTTCGCACGGGAAAAGCCTGCGGACGTAAAGCAGGTGAAAAGAGGGGTACGCCCTACTGTAGACCCACTAAACGAGTCTCTAGTAAGACCCCTAAAACCTCTGGTGAAATGACTAAATCCGAGAAACGCTCTCGGATAGCCCAGAAGAAAAGACTAGGCCAACCTGCGGGTAAACCTAGAAGAGTAGAGTCTTTACGGCGCAAGAAGAAAGTGGCGAAGAAAAAGTAATGGCTAAAGGTGTAAACCACTATTACAAAGATGGAAAGGTGCATAGAGGTGGTATGCACAAGCACGATGATGGAACTCTTATGACAGGCAAAACAATGTCTAAGAACTCCAAAAAGCTTTTCCACTACAAAGACTTATCTAAGACCGCGCAGAAAAAAGCGCGGGAAAGCTGGGGTAAATAATGGCTACTTCCGGTACCGCCACATTCAATATGGACTTCACGGAGATCGCTGAAGAAGCGTGGGAACGTGCTGGCCGTGAGATGCGTTCGGGCTATGACCTGCGTACTGCACGTAGGTCTATGAATTTGCTCACTATCGAGTGGCAGAACCGTGGCATCAATATGTGGACGATTGAGGAAGGCACTGTCAACCTCACTGAAGGTACTGCGACGTATAACCTACCGGCGGATACCATTGATTTGCTTGAGCACGTTATACGTACTGGTAGCGGCAACGTTACTACTCAGGCTGATCTCAACATATCTCGAATAAGCGTCTCCACCTACGCCAGTATTCCTAACAAGCTTAGTAAGGGTCGTCCGATACAGCTTTATATAGACCGTGGGCAAGCTAATCCTACGGCTACTGTGTGGCCTGTCCCTGATGCGTCAAGCACGTATGTACTGACTTACTGGCGTATGCGTCGTATTCAGGACGCGGGAAACGGTGTAGAAACGCCTGATGTGAACTTCAGATTCCTGCCCTGCCTAGTTGCAGGGCTTGCGTATTATATAGCGCAGAAAGACCCAGAATTGGCACCGCGTGTACCAATGCTGCAAACAGAATATGAAAGACAGTTTGACTTAGCTGCACAAGAGGATAGAGAAAAAGCTTCTATTAGTTTAGTACCGCGAATGTATGGCGTGAGGTAGCTATGAGCCAAAGGTTTGCTTCAGGCGCTAAAGCTCTTGCTATATGCGACATATGTGGATTTCAGTACGAACTTAGAGAGCTTAGAAACTTAGTTAAAAAGAATAAGGTTACAGAATTAAAAGCGTGTCCAGAATGCTGGAACCCAGATCACCCGCAGAACAGATTGGGTGAGTTCCCAGTAGATGATCCGCAAGCAATACGTAACCCAAGACCAGACTTTGCGGAGCTTCCGGCTAGTAGGGCACGAATAGAAGTGGCAGACGCAAACAACATGAGTGCGTTCGGTCAAGTAGGACAAGTAACGATTTCAATCACGTAGAGGTTTGAAAATGAAACGAGAAAGCAAGAAGGCACCAAAGGTTATTGAGTTTCCTGACCAGCCTGTAAAGTACAAAGTTGAGTGCTGCAACCAGCCAATCAACATGAAGACCAGCGGCGTCAAGATGCGCGGTACTGGTGCTGCTACTAAAGGCACAATGGCACGGGGGCCAATGGCGTAGTGAACTACACCGAATTAAAAGCGAATGTAGAAGACATCTGCGAGCAGACGTTCACGGCAGATCAACATGCCATGTTTGCAGAACAGGCCGAGCAAAAGATATACAGCACGGTACAGATTCCTGCGCTTCGTAAAAACCAGACAGGTAGTCTGACTACTGGAAACAAGTATCTGACAATGCCTACGGGTATGTTGTACGTGTTTTCTCTGGCGATTGTCAGCGGTAGTGACTATATCTATTTGTTGGATAAGGACTCTAACTTTATGCGTGAGGCTTATCCGAACCCTTCTACAACTGGCACGCCCAAGCATTACGCAATATTTGACCAGACAAGCTTTATTGTAGGGCCAACACCAGACGCTAACTATACGGCTGAGATACATTTTGGCTACTACCCAGAGTCTATTGTTACTGCGGGCACTACTTGGCTAGGCGATGAGTTTGATTCTGCGTTGTTGAACGGTGCTCTGGTTGAAGCGATACGCTTTCAGAAAGGTGAACCTGACATGGTGGCTCTGTACGAGAAGATGTATGTACAGGCTGTGGCTCTGCTGAAGAACCTCGGTGACGGCAAGCTCCGTGAGGATACCTATCGCTCTGGACAGGTTAGGAGAGAAGTCGCTTGATCGGTTCACAAAGTGTAGTTGAGATAGGCAACGTCACAGTAAAGACAGTCTCCAACAGAGGGTTTACCCCGGAAGAACTTGCTGAACAGGCGTTAGACAAAATTATTTATGTAGGAGGCAACTGCCATCCTGCCATACGGGAGCAGGCAGAGGCTTTCAGAAATCAAATTCGTGGTGTGTTAGTAGAGTATATGAAACAAGCTATTCGATCTGACCGCACTACTTTAGCAAATGAATTCCGCGCCGTTGGGCACCCGGAACTTGTAAAACTACTGGAGAGCTAACAATGGCTATTACCGTAACCACAGCGATGCCCACCAGCTTCAAAGTTGAGCTGCTCAAGGGCTTACATGACCTGCAAAACGGCGCTGATGTTTTGAAGATTGCACTGTTAAAGGCAACTGCTTCAGGCTCAGGCACCTATGGCGCAGCCAGCACTAACTATTCCGACATTACTGGCAATAGTGATGAGACTAGTGGCACAGGCTACAGCGCAGGTGGTAACACCCTGACTAACGTAGACCCTGTTGCCAGTAGCACCACGGCAGTGTGTGATTTTAATGATACTACTTGGTCTAGTGCGTCTTTTACGTCTTGCGGTGCAATGATCTATAACACTAATAATTCTAATTCTGCGTGTGCAATATTAGACTTTAGCGGTGACCAGACTGTGAGTTCAGGCGATTTTACTATTCAGTTTCCCGCTGCTGGTGCTTCTACCGCAATTATTCGTATTGCTTAGAGGCAGACAGTGGCCGATAGGTTTGTAGGTCTTGGCGCTCAGTGGGGCGCATTTAGCTGGGGTGATGGTGCTTGGGGAGATAACGGGAATGTCTCTGTAGAAGGTACTGGCGCGATTGGGACAGTTACATTTTCTATTGCGGAGACTAATGTCCCAACAGGTGTAGCTGGCACGGGGGCAGTAGGGACTGTAGGTATTATCACGGACGACACCGTGATTCCCGCAGGTATAGCCGGTACGGGCGCAGTTGGAACTGTATCTTTATCGCTTGCGGAAACCGTTGTTCCTACAGGTGTAGCAGGTACAGGGGCAGTAGGCACAGGCACACCTGCTGTAATCCCAACAGTAACAGGAGTAGCAGGTACAGGCGCTGTTGGAACAGTAAGTTTAACTTACAGTGGTTCTATAATCCCTACAGGAGTAGAAGGAACAGGGGCAGTAGGTACAATAACCAGACGGGGCTGGACTACAATAGACGACAGCCAAACACCAAATTGGGTAGATGTAACAGACACACAAACGCCTAGTTGGACAGATGTAGATAAAGCGGCTTAGGAGCTAACAAATGGCTACTTATGTAAACAATCTAAGACTCAAAGAAATTACCACGGGTGACGAAGACGGCACTTGGGGTACGAGCACAAACACCAACCTAGAGCTGATTGGTGAAGCTCTGGGTTACAACACGCAGGATGGTTTTTCATCTGACGCTAACGCAACAACCACTGTGGCTGATGGTGCTACTGACCCTGCTCGTGCGCTTTATTTTAAAGTAACCTCTAGTGCGACTTTAACGGCGACCAGAACTTTAACAATAGCTCCCAATACTGTTTCTCGGTTAATGTGGATAGAAAATGCTACTACGGGTAGCCAGACGATAACTATAAAACAAGGATCAGGCGCTACTGTTAACGTCCCTACTGGTGAAACCAAAATAGTTTATTTAGACGGAGCAGGTGCAGGAGCCGCTGTAGTTGATGCGTTGGTGAAGGTAGCTCAAGCCGCCAGTGGAACAGTCACTAGCGTAAGCGGTACTGGCACTGTTAATGGGATTACCCTTACTGGAACAGTTACAAGTTCTGGTAATTTGACACTTGGTGGCACTCTTGGAAGTGTTGATCTTACCTCACAAATTACAGGCACTCTTCCTGTAGGCAATGGCGGTACTGGAATTACAAGCCTTGGTTCAGGTGTAGCTACTTGGATGGGTACGCCGTCCAGTGCAAACCTAACAAGTGCTGTGACAGATGAAA